ACAAGGGCCGCAAAAACTTTAGGGTACACCTGGGGCTGGGGGTAGGCGACCGCGTACTGCTGCTGCGTATCCAGGGCGGGCAGCAGTACCTTGTTTTGGACAGAGTGGAGGCGCCGTAATGATACCACAGACGAATAATGACATTGATCTGATCGCCTTTACGGAGCAGGAATACCCCAGCCGCACCTATGGGCTGGACATTGATCGGGGGCGCGTAAAAGGCTATACGGATCAGCAGGAGGCCATGAAGCAGGCCATATACCTGATCCTGTTCACCGAACGCTACACATACCCCATTTATTCCTGGAATTACGGGGTTGAGCTTGCCGATCTGTTCGGGAAACCCACCACCTACGCCCTGCCGGAGATCAAACGGCGCGTTGCCGAGGCACTGCTTATGGACGACCGCATCGAGGACGTGGACGGCTGGCAGTTTGCGGTGAACCGCCAGAAAGTCCACGCGGCTTTTACCGTGCATACGGTGTTTGGCGAGGTTGATATGGAAATGGAGGTGAATATCTGAAATGGCATACCCGTATGAAAACGAAACCTACGAGGTAATTATGAGCCGCATTCTGGCACGGGTGCCGGACGCCATAGACAAGCGCGAGGGATCGATGATCTGGGACGCCACAGGGCCGGCAAGCGTGGAAATGGCGATTTTGTACACCGCGCTGGACTTCATCCTGCAAGCTACGTTTGCGGACACCGCCCCGCGCGAATATCTGATCAGGCGGGCGGCGGAGCGCGGTCTGGAGCCAAAGCCGGCCACCCACGCGGTGCTGCGGGCGGACTTCAACCAATCGGTGCCCATCGGCTCCCGTTTTTCGCTGGACACCCTCAACTACGTTGTTACGGAGCGCATGATGGACGCGGACACGCCGGAAACCGTGGCATTCCGCGTACAGTGTGAAACGGTGGGCACGGTGGGCAATACGCAGTTTGGGACGCTGATCCCCATCGAGTATGTGGACGGACTGACCCACGCCGAACTGGTGGAGCTGCTGATCCCCGGCGCCGAGGAGGAGGAAACCGAGGCATTCCGGCAGCGGTATATTGACAGTCTGACCTCGCAGGCCTTTGGCGGCAACCAGGCGGACTATAAGGAAAAGGTGCTTGCGCTGCCGGGGGTGGGCGCGGTCAAGGTGTTCCCGGTTTGGAACAGCGGCATTGAGCCGTCCAGCATGATCCCCTCCACCGCCGTTACGGACTGGTACAACGGTGTGATCGGCGGGCTGGAGGCGGAGGTCGCCGCATGGCTTACGGCAGTGTATACGGCCGCCCACAACGTCATGCTGACCGTTGGCGGCACGGTGCGGCTGGTTATCATGGACAGCACCCACGGCGTACCCAACGAGGAGCTGATCGCGGACGTGCAGGAGGCGATTGACCCGCCCGGTATGCAGGGGGACGGCCTGGGTATCGCGCCCATCGGCCACGTTGTCAGCGTGGCGGGGGTGGAAAGCCAAACGGTGGACATCGACCTCACGCTGGAATACAGGAGCGGCTGGGACTGGGAGGGCGTAAAGTCCTACGTCACCACCGCCGTGGATGAATATTTCCGGGAACTTGCGGAGGGCTGGCAGGACAGCACGGAGCTGGTTGTCCGCGTTGCCCAGATAGAAACCCGCATCCTCTCCTGCCCCGGCATTCTGGACGTGCAGGACACGCTGCTGAACGGGCAGGCGGAAAACCTCACGCTGGACGGGGTACATATCCCGGTAAGGGGTGAGATCAATGGATAGACGGATCATTGAATACCTGCCCCATGTGCTGCGCAGCGTGACCGAATACCGGGAACTGATGGAGGCGGAACAGCCCGAACTGGAGGCGCTGTGGGCGGCGCAGGACGCGGTGCTGGCGGATCAGTATGTCGTCACCGCAAACGAATACGGCATAAGCCGCTGGGAGGCAATGCTGGGGATTTTTCCAAAGGACACGGACGGGCTGGAAATGCGCCGGGCCCGTGTTCTTTCCATGTTAAGGCTCAAACTTCCCTACACCAAACGCTGGCTTGCGGCCTGGCTTGACGACCTGTGCGGCGAGGGCAATTACAGCCTTGCTATATCCGCGTACACGATCATGCTTGATCTGGGGTATGACCGGATACCAGAGGCGGAAAAGCTGGCGGGCGATATTTACGCCATGCTGGAGGCGGTGCGCCCCGCAAACATGGTGCTGGCCCTTAACAGCATGAGGAACGTCAACGGCGCGGTAAATGTCACCGGCTTTACGGAGAGCGCACTGCACCTGGAGGTCTGGCCGGCGCAGGCCGAACTGGACAGCAGCGGCGGCGTACAGATCACGGGCTATACAGAGTATGTGTACATTACCGGCGCATACCCGACCACTTAAAGGAGGATCAAAATTATGGCTGACCAAATTTATTGCACGGTTGTGACAGACGAGGGATCGGCAAAAATCGCGCAGGCGATCCAGTCCGGCAACCCGTACATGATCGTCAATGCCGCCGTAGGCGACGGCAACGGGGCGTATTATGTGCCCACACCCGCCCAAACCGAGCTGCGGCGCGAGGTGTGGCGCGGGCAGATCGCTGCCTGCGAGATCGATCAGACCTCGCCCAATATGCTCAATGTCAAATTTGTAATACCGCCTGATGAGGGCGGCTGGACGGTGCGCGAGGCGGGATTGTTCGACATTGACGGCGGTATGTTGGCGGTGTGCAATCTGCCGGACACCCAAAAGGCAATTTACAGCGTGGGCACCACCGGCAAGCTGACCATCGTAATGCACATTGTGGTGACGGACGCCGGGGTGCTGGAGTTTCAGATACACCCCGAACTGGAAAGCATCTCCCGCGAGGAACTGGATACCGCCATCGCGCTGCATGACACAAGCCCCACCGCCCACGCTGACCTGCGGGCGCAGGTCGATCTTATGATCCAGTCCGTAGTGTCTGACTTTTACACAAAGGCGCAGACGGACGAGCTGGTGAGCGACGCCATACACGCCCACGATGTCAACGAGGACGCGCACGGCGATGTGCGGGCCGGCGTGGCGGGGCTGGACAGCCGCGTGTCCGCGCTGGAGGTGATCATGGGCGGCGGCGTGTCCACAAACCCCTTTAGCGTTACGTTTGTATCCCTTGCGGATGTAACGGTCACGGGCGTGTGGAACAAAACGCAGGGGAGGATCGAGTTTTAATGGCAAGTTTTCAGGCGATCCCCAAAGCAAAGGACTTGCTGGACTACACGATGGAGCGCACCAACGCAAAAGAGGCGGCGGGCAGCTCAAAGCCGCGTTTTCCCAAAAGCCAAACCTTTGGTTACTGCAAGGCCCTGCGGGATGCCGCTTTGTCCATTCTGGAGCGCGTACAGGCCGCGAACGATTATTATTTTGAAACCCAGTTTGAGGAACGGCTGATCGCGCTGGATACGGTGATGCAAAAATGCGAGTTGATGTTGCACCTGATCGACCTGTCCCTCAAGCGTGGTTATATCACGGGCGACCAGGCGCATTACTGGACGGAGATGGTGCTGGCAATCAAGCGGCCCGTGTTTTCGTGGCGTAAAAATGACGGCAACCGCGCCGCTGCGCTGCGAATGGAAAAGCAGGCGGCTGAAACGGTGCAGATGGCTGAAATCCTGCGCAAGATTATGGGTAATACGGGCTGACCGCCCGTTTTTTACTGGGGTATAGTCCGTTAAATTTGTACCGCTCCCCGAACACGAACAACACCACCAACGCCTACTACTTGAACACCAATGGCAATCTGAACAACAACAACTGCACCAATACCAACGGTGCCCGCCCCGCTCTGGTGGAAATGGACAGACCGAGTAAGCGAAAGCTGAAAGCCGAGCCGCCACCGTCAAAGGGGACTATATCCCGCCCCAAAAGGGCAAACACATTGTACCGATGCCCTCTGACCGGCAAGACCGGCCGGAGGACTGCCAAACGGACGCCACCTCCGTTACAGCCGCCCGCAACGGTACACCAACGTAACCTGCTGCGGAGGAGGTGGAGGTTGCTCTTTGTTAAAAACTTTTAATGAAATATGCACGTTTCCCGTGATTTACGATGCGTATCTGGCCGCGCGGCGCGGAAAGCGCGGCAAGGCGGCGACCGCGAAATACGAGGCTCACGCGCTGGAAAATGTGGCAAACCTCGTATACATTCTGCAAACACAGCTATACCGGCCCGGGCCGTTCAACCTGTTTACGGTCTATGAGCCAAAGCAGCGGCTGGTGCAGGCGCCGGCGTTTGTGGACAAGGTGGTGCAGCACGCCCTTGTGGATAATGTGGTGTACGAACGCCTGACGCGGAGCTTTATCGTGGACAACTACGCATCCCAGATCGGCAAAGGGCTGCACTTCGGGCTTGACCGTCTGAGCGGCTTTATGACCGATTACTGGAACAAAAACCACACGGTGGAGGGGTGGATATTAAAATGCGATGTGCGCAAATTCTTTGCCAGCATTGACCACGACATCCTAAAGGCAAGGCTGCTGGCCCTGGACTTTGAGCCGGAGGTTTACGCCATGCTGCGCAACTACATCGACAGCACGGATGGGTTGCCGCTGGGCTATCAGACCTCGCAGCTCTTTGCCCTGCTGTTCCTTGATCGGTTTGACCATTTTGTGAAAGAAGTCCTCCATATCCGCTATTACGGGCGGTACATGGATGACTTTTTTCTTATGCACCGCGACAAGGAATATTTGCAGTTTTGCCTGCGGGAGATCAACGCCTACATGGCGGCGGTCAATCTGGAGCTGAATGAAAAGACCCACATTTTCCCGCTGCGCAACGGGATCGATTTTTTAGGCTTTCACACCTACCTGACCGAGAGCGG